TCCTCGTACCCTAACTTTCATGAAGTCGCTGTCTTCTCCGTAGTCCTCCGCCCAGCGCTTGAACAGCGCCTTGTTGGTCTGCTCGACATCGCGGCTGTCGATCCACCGCCTGTTGTAGCGATGCCTGAACTTACCTTCCATGTGCTGGTAGAAGCGGCCGCTGTTTCTCGTCGGGTTGCCGAAGTCAAAGACCATCGGCTCCCCGTCAGTCAGGCCGCCCTCGCGCACTTCGAATATCTTGTCGGGGATGCCCGATGCCTCGTCGAAGATGTAGAACGGCGTACTGCTCGCGGCGTGCAAGCCAGCGAACGCCTCGCTGTTTTCCTCGCGGGATGTCTGCCCGTCAGCGCGCCACGTCTCCCGGTAGTCAACGTGGTACATGGACAGGCTGCCCTTGCCGCTGGTCATCGTCCACCAGTGCTTGGTGATCGCCATGTTGTGCCACTTGGCAAGCTCTGGCCACGTCCTCGACTTGAGCTGGTCGCCTGTATTCGCGGTGATTACGCCACGGCTCATCGGTCTCGTGTCGAGTATCCACCTGATCAGCCATGCGACCACGGCCGACTTGCCGATCCCGTGCCCAGATGCCGTGCTGTAGAGGAGAGGTTCGACAGCCTCGACACCGTCGAAGCCTCGCACCCTCACCTCGTTGCCGACGTCTTCGAGGAACTCCCGCTGCCACTCCTGCGGCCCGTGCCTGCCGTGCAATGGGCCACTTCCCCAAGGATATGAGTAGAGGACGTGGCCCAGCGGGTCGTCGTAGAACTGGCTAATATCGAGCGCCAGCTCTCTGTTTATGTCAGCGTGTGCGTTCACTCGTCGGCGGGTGGGTTCTTGCCTGAACCGCCAGCTGTGGCGTCGTCGAAGTTGTGGCGATCAGAGGCCGTGTCACCGGGGTTGTTGTTGCCCTGATGATTGCTGCCTGTGCCGTGCCACGCATCAACGTGCTGTGATTTCTCAGAGGAGTTGTCTGACTTACCGCTCGCGTTCGCGGCTACGGCCAGTCCAAGGATGATCAAAGTTGCATAGAAATACTTCATTGCTTTACCTTTCATGTGTAAGCACCGGAAGCTTAGCACGGTAGTTTCCAAAAACGAAACAGCCTGTTTCCTAAACAGCCTCCCACGTCAGCCAGACGCAGAGTAGGCCAAGGGCAATGCCGGGTGGATGCGCGCCTCCCGTCCATATCACGACGTTGTGGCAGGCAGCGCCCCAGCTCAAGCTGTTGGAGATATTGTCCACCGTCTCCTGCTCGTAGCCTTGCTGCACCAGCAGATACTTCGCTCCCTGCTTCGCGGCTATGCTGACGACTGGTGCCGCGTCGCCTGCCCAAGAGAGCACAGGGTTCAGCTCGACGCCGCCGTCTGCGAGAACGACAGCCGTGGTGGCTGCGTCTGCAAATTCACCCGGCTGGATGGAGCAGGCGGACAGGCCGATCAATGCTGCGCCTGCGATGTGCTTCATGGTGTGCTTGCCAGAAGAAGACCGGGGTCTGTTAAGTCGTCGCTGACCATCATGAAGTCTTCTATGAAGCCATTGAACTGCGATGCGTTAGCCGTGACTGACAGCGGTATGATGAGCAGGTCCGCTGCTGACAGGTCTGGCAACGCCACGGGTGTCGCGTCCTCGGTAACGAGAACGCCCTCGGAGGCCATCTGTATCCTGCTTGAGGTGTACGCCGCAGCCAAGTTCACAGGGACATCGACGCCCGGTGTGTAGTCGCTTGAACCCGTGGCGGCGAAGTTAGCGACAGTTGCCACCTCTTGGATCGCAAACATCATACCTTTTCTGGAACTCCAAGTGCTGAACTGCATGCTGATGTAGTTGCTGTCGTCCACACGCAGCGAGAAGGGGATACTCTCCCCGCTCCTGCCGTCAAGAGATATGTTTGGACCGTTGTCGGCGTACGCCATGCGCCCTCGGAAGATGACGCTCATCGCCGTCAAGCTGGTTGTTAGCAGGGAGGACACGATGGTGAAGGTCTCCGATGGTCGGACCTCAACCACACCGCTTGTGGGTACGAGAGACGCAGCCATACCCGTAGATGCCTCGGCCTGCGCGCCGTAATAGTACAAGCCCTGCGTCACGTCGCCCAAGTACGTTGGTGCGCGGCCAGCGCCATCTGAGTTGCCCGTGCCCACGATAAAGCCCTGACAGCCTGAAGTGGTGCTTGTGGCCAGAGCGGAGAACTAACGCGGTAAACGCCGCCTCCGACGTGTTCGACGTACGCCCTGCCACCTACGACGGTGAGCACAGAACCAGTGCCGTCAGCTGCCAGATCAAAGTTGGCATAATAGGTTGACCCGTGGCTGGCGTTGGAGAAGATCATCTGCCAGATCGTGTCAGTGCCAGCCGCTTTCAAATACCCTGAGAAGACGTATCTGGTGCCGCCTGCAGCTGACCACGCAGGTGTAGCGACGTAGTGCTGCGCCGTGGTTGCGGTCTCTAGGTACAGCGTGAAGTTCTCGTTGCCGTCGGGTGACGTGACGCCCGGTGCGTTCAACGTCTGCGTCAGCCCAGCGGTGCTGCTGGTCCACGCCCCGCTTGTGCCGGGGATGCTGCGAACTATCAGGTTGGTTGTCGCTGCGCCCTCTGCGCGTATGCCGCCGAGCACCCACGATGAGACGGTGCGTCGGTACGCACGACGCCTTGCCTTGTACACTGCAGCTGCTGCGGTGGGCACATAGGTCTCGTAGCCGGGGTAGGCTAAGAGGCGATCATCTGCATCTGGATTTGAAACCATGCCGCCGAGATCACTGGGGAAGTCGTGCTGACCCCACACGAGTAGATCAGCAGCGGCGAGCGCCACGTTGGCCAGACCGCACAGCACGGCACCTGCCACGGTCACGGTGTACTCAAACTCGAATAGCTGCCACGCTGTTGTAGCTGTCAGGGTGGAAGATGCGATGGTGTCGTTGCCGAACAGTATGAAGTCTTGAGATGCACCTGTGTTGCTCTTCACCCAGCATTTAATCGTGCGTACATCACCGATGCGCACATTAATCGCTGTGGGGTATATGGTCCAGTCGCCGACGCACACAATCCTGCTGGCAGTCATCTCACCGTTAGGTGCCAGCGCGTAGTTAGCCGTCGGAGTGACGCCGCTGTTGGTTCTCTGGGTGAAGTCTTCAGAATAGACGCTTTCGTTGCGCGCCGAGTGCTTCAACAGCCCGTCGCTGTCGGTCATCGTGCCGCCCTCGCCCGTGTAGGCAAGCAGTCCATCGAATGTGGTTTCTAATCTCTTGGCCCGGTAGTATTCGCTTGCGCCTGCAAACGCTGCGACAAGTTCTGGCTTGAAGCCGATGATCGAGTAAGCATCAACGCGCCCCCTTCGTCCGCGACGTCCTCTGGCGAATGGTGCTATGCTGTTCATCGACATGTGTTGTTAACTCGCGATGCGTATGTAGACATCGACGTCGGTGACGCCTGCTCCCAGCACTCGGATGTAACGGGCAGCAGTTGAGAACTCTTTGAGACCTGCTGCCGTCATGGCGATACCGCTGTCAGCTGTGTCGAGCAGTGTCGCCCAGTTGGTGCCATCGTTGCTGACCTGAGCGGTGACTGCTGCGCCGAAAGTGCCGACCATCTGGATCGACCCAGCCAGCCCAGCGATCCCTTTCTGCTCAAGCGGTGCGCCGTCGTCGGTGCCCGTCAATGTCTCCCACAGGAAGGTGTTGTTGCCGTCGGCTATGGCCGTCAGTGGAATGGTTGCCATCGTGGTTCCCTCAATGTGTGTCGCCCGCTCTTACCATAGGATTACGGAGCTGTGTAGCCCCTACGACATCGGGTCATGGTGGTGGCTGACTAGATGCTCATGCGAGTGGCCGCCATTCGTGCTTGTGCGGTTCAAAAATCATGGGTGGGAGGCCTCTTGCGCATGCGATGACCGTCAATGTCGTGCTCCCGTCTGGGAGCGTCGCGTTTGCGATCCCGACGTTGGTGTACATCGCTGGCAGCTTTGCCGTCCTCGCCATCAGCTCGTCCTGCTTCGACGAGCTGGGCAGAACCAAGATTGCCTTCGTGCCATTCATCCCAGTCATCGGTCATGCCTCCAGCGGGTCGTAGTCATGGACCGTCTCAATCGTCGCATCGCGTCCGGTGCCGGGGCAGGGCGTGCTGTTGGCGACGCTGCGCCGCTGGCCACATCGTTTGCAGATGCGCTCCAGCGACGAGCCTTGGCCCGGTGGAGGGGCAGCGAAGTCGTGCGCTTGCTGCTCAGACATCAGCCAGTCACGAAGCCGAGGATGATGATCACGGCTGCCACCACGACGATTGCCTCTTTGACGTCGATGCTTTCACCG